CCCCTACCTCTTCGCCGGCAGCCAAGCGCTCTACGGCAACCTCGGCGAGACCGGCACCTATGTGAGCCGCGCGGTGCCCTGCGCCGCCGGCGCCAAGGTGAGCTGCACCTTGGAGTCGCTGCTGCCTGGCGCATCGAGCGTGCTGGTGGAGTTCGAAAAGAGCGACGGCACCTGGCAGACCGTGACGCTGACCAGCAGCTCGCCGGTTGGCGATGGCTGGGTGGAGCAGGTCCACACAGTCGCCAACTTTGCCGCCGGTGGCACGACCACCCGCGTGCGCCTTACCCTCACTGGAACGGCTGCCGCCCGCCCGCAGCTGCGCCAGCTCCGTCTCGTGGTGATCTGATCCCATGCCCATCGACGACCGCACAACGAACCGCAGCTACAAGCTGCCGAACGCTGGCAACTTCCTGGCCGACGACGTGCAGCGTCTGCGTGATGCGCTGACCGCGATCGACGCGGACATCTTCGCCCGCTACACCAAGACTGAGACCGATCAGAAGCTGGCGGATCTGATCAACGGTGCCCCCGGTGCGCTCGACACGCTGAACGAGCTGGCCGCTGCGATGGGGAACGATCCCAACTTTGCAGCGACGATCACCAATGCGCTCGCGGGCAAGCCTGGCTTTGCAGACGTCTGGACGCGCACGCAGGCTGATGCGCGCTATGTGCAGGGCGTCACGCAGACCGAGAACGTCTTCACTGGGAATGGCAGCCAGACCACGTTCGCACTGAGCCAGACGCCGCCCACCAGGGAGTCGCTGCTGGTGACGGTCGACGGCGTGGTGCAGCCAGTCAGCGAGTACAACCTCAGCGGTTCAGCGCTGATCCTCAGCGAGGCCCCTGCCAGCGGCTCGAAGATCCGCGTGCTGATGCTTGGCGTCGCTGGGCCGGTGCAAAGCGCGAGCACCCTGTCGTTCACTCAGGCTGGAACTGGTGCTGTCACGCGCACGGTCGACAGCAAGCTGAAGGATCTGATCAGCGTCAAGGACTTTGGCGCGGTTGGTGACGGGGTGGCCGATGACACTGCGGCCATCCAGGCGGCGATCAATGCAGCAAGGACGCAAAACAGTGTTGTCTATTTCCCACCCAACAACACCAGCCAGATCTATAAGATCACCGCTCCGCTGACATGCAATGGCCCGATCAGCATCATCGGCGCAGGGCCACAAGCCGTCACCATCTGGGCGCAAGGCTTCTCGGCAGGCCAGTTCATTCTTGATTTCAACCTGCCAGCTGCCACCAACTACTTCTTCGACATCCACGGCATCACGCTAAGGAGCAACAACGGAGCGCCCAACGGCCTGCGGCTGAAGAATACGTCCTACTGCACCATCAAGAACCTTCAGATCTACAACGTTGCCAATGGCGTTGAGATCTCCGGTAGCAACTGCTTCTCTAATTTCTTTGAAAACCTAGCCTGCTATCAGGTATCAGGTCGAAGTGTCCGCTTTGCGTCGTTTACAGGGGGCGGCCACTACACCTTTAGTCACTGCACGTTTACCGGCAACTACGGCTTTGAAGTTGATTCGGCAAGCGGCATCACTCAGCTCGCCTTTGTGAGCTGCAACTTCGAGCAGTGCGTCAGCAATAGCTTCTACACGCTTGGCACCGTTCAAGGCCTGTCTTTTGTTGGGTGCCGGACTGAAGGCTTAGATGGCAGTTCGGACTTCTTGATCTACCCGTCGGCTGGCAACAAAGTCACCGGACTCAGTGTTACAGGATGTTATTTCACGACTGATGCCGGGGCATCAGTTCCAATCTATCTGGGCGGCAACAGTGGCCCCGTGCGCGGTTTTCAGATCTGCGGCAATCACGTTGAATACGCAGCGGCCAGTAACTTTGTGACTCTGAATGGCGACGGAGAGTCAGGCCTAATCGCGGGCAACTATTTCAATCTGACCACAACGACGCCAACAAACGTCAGACGTCCTGGTGTTGTCGTCTACGGCAACGAGAACGGATCCGGCAAATGCACCGAAAGCTGGGGCAATGCGAACTGGGGCATCGAAGAAGGCAGCTTTACGCCTTCATGGCAGGGCGTCACTGTCACAGGCAACACCGTTCCCCGCAACAACGTTGGTCGTTACCGACGCGCTGGAAACATGGTGACGGTGTGGATTCTGGGCGACTATGTGCTGAACAGTTACACCACTAAGCCAACGGGACAAGTTCGGATCTCAAATCTTCCATTTGTCGCGGCATCCGATCACATCACTGTCGAGTTCCCTGCTACAGCGACGCGAGTCACGCACAGCATGCCAATCTTTGGGGCGCTGTACGGCGGCAGCAACTCATTACTGCTGTTCGAGGAAGCAAACAACCTCTTGAACAGTCCCACAGCGCTGGATTGGACTGCCATCAGGGATCCCTTCGGCAACCTGTCCATGCAATTCAGCTATCGAATCTGATCATGACTGAACCGACCATCAACCTGATTGAGACCCACGCCACCGGAGTGGTGATGATTCGCTATGTCGTCAAAGAGGACGGCAAAGATGACGAGTACATCCGCAGCTCGTTTGAGCCAGGCCAGGATGTCAGCGACCAGCCGCAAGAGATTCAGGATGCCTGCGCTGCAGCCTGGACGCCCGAGGTGCTGGCTTCATGGCAGCAACGCTTGAACCAGCCCGCTGCTCCTCTTGAGCCGTGACCAAACTCAGAGACCTGGCCAGCAGCCTTCCCCTCGCAACCTGACCCATGCCACTGCAAAGGATTCCCGGCGCCATGGTGTCGGATTCGACAATCACCTCAGCCGACGTTTAAGACGGCAGCCTCACAGGCGCTGATGTGCAAGACGCATCGCTCACCGGCGCTGACGTCCAGGACGGCACGCTGACCGGAACAGACATTCAAGACGCAAGCATTCAAGGCGCTGATCTTGCTGCTGGCGCTACGGCGATCGCGCGCGACACCGCCAAGGCTTCAACGTCAGGTGTTGCCGTGGAGTTCACCGGCATCCCCTCCTGGGCCCGGCGGATCACCGTGCTTTTCAACGGCGTTTCGACCAACGGCGCAACCAACATCCTCGTGCAGCTCGGCACTGGCGGCGCACCCACAACGTCGGGCTATGCCGGCTACAGCGTCTTCTCCTGGGCCAGCGGCATCGTGCCTGTCACGTCCACGGCTGGCATTCCAGTGTTCAACAACGCCGCCAGCTATAACCACTACGGCGAGCTGGTGCTGACGAACATCAGCGGCAACACCTGGGTGGCGTCGGGGCAATTCGCCACCGCCGGAACGCAGGGCTCGACGATCTCCAGTGGCGCCGTCACCCTTGCCGGCGTTCTGAACTATCTCCGCGTCGTGACCGCCAACGGCACCGACGCTTTCGACGCAGGCTCGATCAACGTCCTCTACGAGTGATGGCAGTCCGCAGCAAGACCGGCGTCGCCCGCATCGACCACCAGCCCGGCCCGCCCAAGACCACATCCCAGGGCCAGGGCCAGCGTTCACGCCCGCGCCGTCGCGGCCGCAAAAAGCTGCGCGGCCAAGGCCGCTAGACTCAACCCGACAGGAGGACTCTCCTACCCATGACAACGACCTTTCTGCACGGCGTAGAGGTCCTCCAGATCGACACTGGGGCCCGGCCGATCCAGACCGTCCGATCCTCTGTGATCGGCCTCATCGGCACCGCACCTGATGCGGACGCCGCCAAGTTCCCTCTCAACACCCCCGTCCTGATTGCTCGTCGCAGCGAGATGGCGGGCCTCGGCGAAGCCGGCACCCTTCAGTCGGCGCTCGACCTGATCTACGACCAGGCCGGCGCTGTCGTTGTCGTGGTTCGCGTCGACGAGGGCGCGAACGAAGCCGCCACCATCGACAACGTGCGCGGCGGCATCAACAACACCACCGGCGCCTACGAAGGCGTTCACGCCTTCCTCGCTGCTGAGAACGAAGTCGGCTTCAGCCCCCGCATCCTGCTCGCCCCTGGCTTCACCCACCAGCGCACCAGCAACGGCATCCTCTCGATTGCCGTCCAGACCCAGGGCAGCGGCTACACCACCGCCCCGGCCGTCACCATCAGCGGCGGCGGGGGCTCCGGCGCCACTGCAGTCGCGGTGCTCGGCACCGGCGCCAACGCTGGCAAGGTGGTGAGCTTCACCATCACCAACCCCGGCAAGGGCTACACCACCAACCCCACCGTCGCCATCGCTGCTCCCCCCGAGGGCGGCGTGCAGGCCGTGGCTGGGACCGTCAACCGCGGCACCGTCCGCTCCGAGGTGCTGGCCGAGCTACTCGGCATCGCCAACCGCCTCCGCGCGGTGATCATCGCCGACGGCCCGAACACCACCGACGCTGCAGCCATCCAGATCGCTGACGACTTCGGCTCCGATCGCATCTACGTGATCGACCCCTGGGTGCTCCGCAATGGCGAGAGCGTCCCCGCTTCCTCCGCCGTCGCTGGCCTGATCAACAAGGTCGACAACGAGCGCGGCTTCTGGTGGAGCCCCTCCAACAACGAGATCGCCGGCATCGAGGGCACCTCGCGCGCCATCGACTTCACCCTGGGCGACTACACCAGCCGGGCGAACCTGCTCAACGAGGCCAAGATCGCCACGATCGTGCGCGAGCAGGGCTTCCGCCTCTGGGGCAACCGCACCCTGGCGATGGATCCGCTCTACGCCTTCCTGAGCGTGCGGCGCACCGCCGACATGGTCAACGAGAGCATCCTGCGCGGCCACCTGTGGGCCGTCGATCGCTGCATCACCGCCACCTACCTGGAGGAGGTGCAGGAGAGCGTGCGCGGCTACCTGCGCAGCCTCAAGGCCCGGGGCGCAATCCTCGGCGGCGACGTCTGGGTGGATCCTGATCTCAACAGCCCGACCAGCATCGCCAACGGCCAGGTCTTCTTCGACTTCGAGTTCACGCCTCCCTATCCCGCGGAGCGCGTGACCTTCCGCAGCCACCTGGTCAACAGCTACGTCGTTGATCTCTTCGCTTGAGGACCTGACCCATGGCCCAAATCCCCCGCGTTCTGAAGAACTTCAGCCTGTTCGTTGATGGTCGCGGCCTCGCCGGCACCATCTCGACGCTGACCCTGCCCACCCTCACCACCAAGATGGAGGAGTTCCGCGGCGGCGGCATGGACGCCCCCGTGGACATCGACATGGGCATGGAGAAGCTGGAGACCAGCTTCGAGCTGTTCGACTACGAAGAGAACGTCCTCAGCCTCTACGGCCTGGCCGATGGCGCCGCCACCCAGGTGACCGCTCGCGGCGCTCTGCGTCGTGACGGCGAGGCCGCTGTGCCGATGGTCGTGAACATGACCGGCGTCATCAAGGAGATGGATCCCGGCGACTGGGTGTCGGGCGATCAGACCTCGATGACCTGCTCGATGTCGCTCCGCTACCTCAAGATCACCATCGGCGGCCGCGAGGTTGTCGAGATCGACAAGGTGAACATGATCCGCCGCATCAACGGCGCCGATCAGCTTGAATCCATCCGCAACGCAATCGGCGTCTGATCTGAATGGCTGGTAAGAACCCCCACCCCAACACCGCCAAGATCGACCTCGACTTCCCGATCACCGTGTCGGGCGTCGAGGTCTCTCACCTCATCATGCGCCGCCCCAAGGTGCGCGACATCATGGCGGCGCAGAAGAGCGGCGGCAGCGAGGCCGACATGGGCGTCACGCTGGTGGCGAACCTGTGCGAGATCACGCCCGATGACGTGATGGAGCTCGACAGCCTCGACTGGGACAAGTGCGAGGCGCAGGTCCAGGCTTTCAAGTCGGCCAGGTCTCAGAAGACCAGCTGAGGCAAGCGATCATCGTCTTGTCGAAGCTGACCAACTGGGGCCTGGCCGAGGTGCTGGACCTGGAGGCTGACGAGTTCTGGGCTTACTTCAAGCAGGCCCAGATCGTTGAGAATGAGATTGCCAAGCAACTGAGGCCCAAATGATCGGCGGCGGCCCCCAGAAGATCACGGTCGAGATCGGCGGGAAGATCGGCGCCAGTCTCGGATCGGCTCTGCGCGGCGCGCAGATGCAGGTGTCGTCGTTCGGGCGGAACGTCAGCCGGACGATGAATGACGCCGCCTCCGCGGGCAAGAAGGGCTTCAAGGGGATGTTCGACAACGCGCTGTGGCAGCAGGCCGCAGCCGGCGCTGCAGCGATTGGCGTGGGCATGGTGGCCAGCGTCAAGGCGGCCGCGCAGTTCGAGCAGGTGCTGAGCGAGATCGGCAAGACCTCCGGCGCCACGAGCGTGGAGATCAAAGGTATCAGCAAGGATCTGCTGTCGCTCTCCGGCCGTAACCGCACCAACCTCGGCCCGAAGATCCTGGCCGAGGGCGTGCAGGATCTCGTCGCCCAGGGCCTCGACCTTAAGGACGCCGTTGCGTCGATCGAGGCGCTCGGCCGTGTGGCGACCGCCACCAACTCCGACCTCCTCGACGTCACCAAGACCGGCTTCCAGCTGCAGAACGCGCTGAAAATCCGCCCCACAGAGCTCAAGGCCACCTTCGATGCGCTGGCCTTCGCCGGCAAGCAGGGCGCCTTCGAGCTGAAGGACATGGCGCAATTCATGCCGACGATCGCTGCAGCGGCAGGGACGCTCGGCATCACCGGCAAGCAGGGCGCCATCGCCCTGGCGAGCATGATGCAGATGGTGCGGAAGGATGCGCCCGATGCAGGCCAGGCATCGACGCGCCTCACCGACGCGATGCTGAAGATGACCGCGCCGGACGCGGTGAAGAACTTCAAGAAGTTCGGCGTCAACATCGAGCAGGTGCTGAAGAACGCCAAGGCCAAGGGCATCAACCCGATGGAGGCTGCGCTCAACGAGCTGCAGCGCATCACAGGCGGCGACGCCTTCAAGCTCGGCCAGATCTTCGGCGATAAGGAGGCCAAGCTCGGCCTGATGTCGCTGATGAAATACCGCAAGGAGTACGAAAAACTGAAGGCCGAGGCGGGCGGATCGGCCGCGGCCGGCACCGTCGACAAGGACTACCAGCGCCAGGTCCAGACCTTCGCGGGCACGCTGACGAGCTTCCAGAACACCAGCCAGCGGCTTGGTATCACGCTGGGCAATGCGCTGCTGCCGTCGCTCACGCGCATCGCTGAGGCGATCACGCCGCTCGTCGAGAAGTTCGCAGCCTTCGCCGAGGAGAACCCGCGCATCACGACCGGCATCGTCGCCGTCGCTGGCGCCTTTGCTGGGCTCGTCGCTGTGGCGCCGTTCGTTTCCGGCCTGATCGGCGTGATCACCACGATCGGCCCTGCGCTCGGCGGCATCGCGGCCGCGGCAACCGGCCCCATCGGCATCGCCGTGCTCGCCGTCATCGGCCTGGGCCTCGCGTTCAAGGCGGCCTACGACAAGTTGGGCTGGTTCCGCGATGGCGTGAACACCTTCGCCGCTTCAGTGCGGCAGGCCTTCGGCGGCCTCGTCACCTACATCGGCGGCGCGTGGAAGGTCTTCACCGGCATCCTCACCGGCGACACCCAGCGGATCCAGCAGGGCTTCACGCAGGCGTTCAGCGGCCTGCGTACGATCTTCAGCGCCTGGGCCGGCTGGGTGACGAGCGTCTTCCGCGGCGTCGGCGCAACGCTCGCGGCGGTGCCGAACGCCGTGGGCAATGCCTTCCGGGGCCTGGCGACCGCTATCCAGCTGGTGACGCAGAACATCTTCAGCGCCTTCCAGCGCGTCGGCCCGGCGATCCTCTCGGTGATGTTCCCGATCCCCGCCGCGATCTACCGCTTCTTCACGCAGGCGCAGATTGGCCAGCAGATTGTGCAGACGATCATCAACGGCCTCAAGGCCAGGGCCTCCGCGCTGTTCGGCTGGATCTCCGGCGCCTGGGCGCGGATCAAGAGCATCGTCGGCGGCGGCGGCGGCGGAGGCGCCCCTGCAGGTGCGCAGCCGCCCG